TGCTACGGAGGGCACTGGTGTTGAGGACGGAGCAATCGGCGATTTAACAGAAACACTTCTTGTTAACGCGGGTGACGCAACTCTCGGTAGCAAGGTTTATTTCACTGCGGTTCCTGCGGCTGATCAGTTCTTGTATCTAACAACAGGTGCGGCGACAGACGCGGACTACACTGCGGGCAAACTCTTCATCGAACTGATGGGCTACGAAGCTTAATAATGAGAGGGGGTAAAACCCCTCTCCTTTCATAGAGGAGTTTAAAATGTCCAGCACAGTAGTGACTGCAAAACTCATTAGCGATGAGAACGCATCAGATCCAGATCGTTTGGTAACAGCCGCTAGGCCGGATACTAGCGCGACTATGGCGCAAACCACGTTTGCTGGTGGCGGTGCCAGAAATGTTACCGTGACTACAAGTGGCACCGGGGATAACGGTAAAACCTGTACCATCACAGGAACAGATGTTTTCGGAGACGCCATGACGGAAGTCATCACGTCCACGGGTAGTGCAGAGACGGTGGCAGGCACAAAGCTGTTCTTGACGGTAACCGCGGTGGAGTGTTCTGCAAAGTATGCCGCTAACATCACGGTTGGATCAGGTGATCTTTGTGCTGAAGCTATACAAGGGAAAAACAGAATACGTTTGAAGGGCTTTTCGATTGTCTCTGGGGGCACTGCCGGGGTTATTAACTTTATCAACGGAGCTCCGGAAGACGGGACTATACTGTTTAAATCTCGCACGATTGGGACCGACAACACCACGGTAGATAGAACGATTCCAGAACAGGGGGTGCTGTTTGATAACGGCATGTCCGTTCAATACACCATAGCCACCATTGATATGATGACGTTCTTTCATGGCTAGCCGTAAGGCAAAAATGCCGCCGCGAAACAAAAAGAATTTTCGTCCCACAAAGTCCGGGGCGGGGATGACAAAAGCGGGCGTGGCAGCGTACAGGAAGGCTAACCCCGGCAGTAAGCTGAAAACGGCGGTTACTGGAAAGGTTAAAAAGGGCAGTAAAGATGCAAAGCGACGTAAGTCTTTTTGCGCTAGGTCTGCCGGTCAGATGAAAAAGTTTCCGAAAGCGGCTAAAAATCCAAATAGCCGTTTAAGGCAGGCTCGTAAAAGGTGGAAGTGTTGATGAAAGCCGACGACGTTTTAAAACTTTTGGAAAAGCACGAAGAGGAGTGCAACAGCCGTTATGCTCAAATACAGAAGCAGTTGGACAAGTTAGACCAACGGCTCTGGGGCATAGCGGCTTTGATTGTAGCTGCTGCTGTTGTGCAGAAAGTGTTTTAAATGACCAGTGCGGTAAGATTAGGGGCTGGAGCTTGTCCCGTTCAAAGGCGAGCATCAAGCAGCGTTGTCCGCATGAAAAAGGGCGGAAAGGTTAAGAGTGGTGGCAAAATTTGCCCGGAAGGCAAAGCTTGGGCTAAACGTACCTTCGATACATACCCTTCAGCTTATGCAAATTTGGCCGCATCTAAATACTGCAAGGACCCGAATTACGCCAAGAAGTCTAAGGGTGGCAAGCGAAAGGGCCGATAAATGTTGACAGGAAGAGCCAAAACTCAGGTTAAGAAGGTCGCCAAAAAACTTAAAAAAGCCTCTAAAGCTCATGCGGGGCAGGCAAGGACTCTGTCTAATTTGGTAAAAAACAAAAAAAGAAAAAGCTAATGGGTCAGCTTAAACAATGGTTAAAACAGGATTGGGTACGGATAGGCAGTGATGGTTCTATCAAGGGTAAGTGCGGGACTTCAAAAGATAAGAAGAACCCTGACCGATGTCTTCCGCGGGCTAAAGCAGAAAGTCTTAGCAAAGCAGAAAGAGCTAAAACAGCCCGAAAAAAGAAGAAGGCAGGTGCGAAAGGAAAGACCGTTGTATCTAACACACGAGCAGCTAAAGTCAGAAAGATGGGGAATGGCGGTGTTGCTATACCAACGACGACTGCAAAACGGCCATACAAGGGCAAAACTATTCCGGGGGCCGTGGTGGCACGGGGATGCGGGGCTGTGATGCCCGACAGAAGAAAGATTACAACAGGTTCAGTTAGCTAGCATAGGAGCGAAAAATGGCTAAAGAATTTATGACTATGGAAGAGTATTATGCCGATCTTGTCGGTGGGGCAAAAGCCACACCAATGAAGAAAAAAGGTTTTGCTGCGGGCGGTGCCGTGGGCATGAAGAAAAAGGGCATGGCTAAAGGTGGCAAGGTCCAGAAGATGGCCAACGGCGGCATGATGAAGAAAAAAGGCTACGCCAAGGGCGGCAGGGTCCAGAAGATGGCCAACGGCGGCATGATGAAGAAAAAAGGCATGGCTAAAGGCGGTAAGGTTAAGTAATAGTGCCATATCTTCAGAGCAATATTCCGCACTTTAAATGCTGGGTGCGGAGAGAGTACACATGTAACCATGCAAGATATCATGGTGAATTTTTACACGGCATGGCGATAGCTGTTACAACGATGCCAAATCGTTGTTTGAGCTTTCAAATAATCTTTACGGGATGCGAAACAGACGACACGGAAGATGAGAACGTACATGGTGGGGCCATGTGGGCAAGGATGCCAATCACGGCATTAGTTGGGGACACCCCGCTAGAAGAGTGGCCGGATCCTATGCCCGTCCACGCGGCACAACCGTGGGACTGCATGTCTCATACTCATTCTGTGTACAGCTTAAACAGAGCACAACCGTGCCCTTGGATGGCAAAGATTGCAGGTCAGATGTTTCCTGCTAAATACTATTTCACGGTAGATTACACAGACAGTGAGATAGCAGACGATCCGGCGCAGCATAAACAGAGCCATGTTTTGGAGCTTTTAGATGCGGGCCCGTGGACAGGTAACATTGTTGCTCTGCCTAATAATCGGGTGCGGGTGACGCATCCTGCGTGGTTTGAAACGGGGCAAGGCGCTCCCGACTTCCTGCCGTCGCAGCATGTACACTATTCAAAATCTGATTTAGACTATACAATGGATGTAAATCAGATATTTGATAACCTATACGCGAAAGATGAGTGATGGCTGTTTCTGGAAGCGTAAATTTTGAGCTAGATGTAGCAGAGTACGTCGAAGAAGCCTTTGAACGCTGCGGCTTAGAGGTAAGAACCGGCTACGATCTAACGACAGCTAGGCGGTCCCTTAATCTTATGTTGGCGGAATGGGCCAACCGCGGCCTAAACCAATGGACTATTGCTCAAAGAACACAGGCTCTTACTTCCGGCACCAGAACATACACTTTGTCGGAAGATATAATTGACATACTAAGTGCTGTTGTAACCCGCAGCAGCACGGATTTTGCGTTAACTCGTGTTAGCCGCGATGACGATCTTAATATCCCAAACAAAGCAACAACAGGCCGACCCACTCAATTTTTCTTGGATCGTCAAGTTACACCAAGCCTGCGTATTTGGCCTACCCCCAACAACAGCACTGATGTCATTGTGTATAACGCTCTTACCCGGATTGATGACGGCGACACGGCTGTCAATACTATGGATGTACCGTTCAGGTTTTATCCTTGTTTGGCAGCGGGTCTGGCCTATTACATATCCTTAAAAAGAGCTCCTAATCGCACCCAGATGTTAAAAGCTATTTACGAAGAAGAGTTTGAACGTGCTATGGGTGAAGACCGTGACCGCTCAAGCTTCACTGTAACGCCTGAATACGCTTACTTTAGGACAAACTGATGGCTAGGTACGCAACAGGAAAATACGCTAAAGCAATCTCTGATCGTTCTGGTCTTGAGTATCGTTACAAGGATATGCGTAAAGAATGGAACGGCTTAATTGTTGGTAGAGACGAGTTTGAAAGAAAGCATCCCCAACTAGGACCTTTTCGTAAAATACATGATCCGCAAACTCTTAAAGAGGCTCGCCCTAATACCAATAACATTTTCAACACTAAGGCAGAGTTTCCGATATTTAATATAACCACCTTAAAATACGAGCTTGTACCACAAGCTGAAGGCAAAGTGGGGACTGTTACGGTGAGCATAACATGAGCTACACATACACCACTTTAAAAAACGCCATTAAAGATTACACGGATAACCAAGAAACCGTATTTGTTTCGCAGTTGGATAATTTTATCAAGACAGCGGAGGAAAGGCTTTTTAAAAGTGTTGATTTAGAAGTATTTCGGAAGAATGTGTCTGGAACAACTACTGGCGGGAATAGATTTTTAGCTACTCCAACCGATTACTTAGCGTCGTTTAGCTTATCGTTAGAGGTATCTAGCTCTAAACAGTTTTTGCTTCAAAAAGACGTTAATTTTGTTCAAGAGTATAATCCAAACTCTGCTACGACAGGCGTACCAAAGTATTACGCTACTTTCGATTATCAAAACTTTATCTTAGCTCCTACGCCAGATACGACCTATACGGCAGAGCTTCATTACTATTATCGACCCACCAGTTTAACGGCTAGTAAAGTTACTATGACGCTTAGTAGTGTTAGCGGCACGTTTTCTTCTTCGGAAACTTTGACCGGCGGCACCAGTGGAGAAACAACAACCATCAGTACAGTTCCATCAAGCACTACCCTTACTATAACTTTACCCACGGGCTCTTTTACCGTTGGTGAAACAGTAACGGGCGGCACTAGTGGAGCTACAGGGGTAGTGGTATCGACTTCTGCGGATACCACAACTACGTGGATTAGTGAGAATGCCCCAGACGCTCTTTTGTACGGTAGTTTGGTGGAAGCCTACACCTTTATGAAAGGCGAACAGGACGTTATGAAAATGTATAGCGACCGGTTCATGGAATCGGCCGTACGCCTTAAAGAACTTGCAGAAGCTCGTGAGAACGA